GTTCAAGGCTTTGTACAAGAAGATGAAGGAAGCCATCAATAATGGGGAGACAATAACACTTGAGATTGTATGAAAACAAAACTTATTCTCATCGCTGTTGTAATAGCTGCAATACTCGGTGCTTTCTTCCTCGGTCAGCGCAAAGGTGTGCGCAAGACTGTAGACTGGTATGAGAAGCATACGGACACGACTACGGTAGTGCAGATAGACTCAAACAAGTTCGATGCGCCTGAGCCTGATACGGTATACAAGGATAAGCTTGTGTATTATCCAGTATATATAGACTCCGAGATTCCGGAGCCGCAGATAATAATCAAGGACAGTATACAGTACATCCTGATGGAACGGACAATCAAGGAGTACAAGTCTGATGAGTACTTCGCCAAGATATCTGGAGTTGAACCGAATCTTGATTACATAGAGACTTATACCAAAACCGTGACAAACACGGTTTATGTGCCTACTAGGATAGAGCCGAAGAAAGACTTCTTCGAGCTTGATGCCAAGATGATGTACGATGGTTCGTGGATGGCTCCTGTCACTGCCAATCTTGGATACAGGCGCGGCTTGTTCGAAGTATACGCAGGCGGTGGTTGGGACTTTCTTAAGAAGAATCCCGTGGGACAGGTGGGAGCAAGAGTGACATTCGGATTCTAATTAGTATGGTATTCAAAGGTAAGTACCTTCGTTACAAAATATAACATTCTTTATTACAGCCAAGCAAATTCCTTACCTCAGGGATTCTGCTTGGCTATTTTGATACTTTTGTGCAAACCATAAGGAGAATAAAAATGGAAGATTTTCAGTTTGATGTAAACAGTATCCTCTCACCGGAGGAAGCTGAAGAGCTCTTCGAGAAGGAAGATTCTCGCAAGGAGCCGGAGCAGGTCGAGGAACCTGCAGAAGAGAAAGAAACCCAGACCGAGGAGGTTGAGGAACCTTCGGAGGAAGTAGGTCAGGAAGACGATAACGAAACCGAGGATAGTGCCGTTGACCAAAAGGGTAACGGTTCTTCTCCTGAAAAGTTTTATTCTTCCATAGCCAGCGCTCTGAAGGATGACGGCATTTTCCCCGATTTCACAGATGAGGAGATTGATGCGGTGAATTCACCGGAAGACTTTGCAGAACTGTTCGAGAAGGCAGTTACGGCAAGGCTTGATGAAAGAATGAAGCGCATCGACTCAGCCCTTGGAAACGGAGCGGAACCGAGCAGGGTGAAGGCATTCGAACAGACTTTGTCCTATCTCTCTTCCATTACAGACGAAGCAGTCGAAGAGGAAGGAGACGACGGAGAGAACCTGAGAAGGCAGCTTATCTACAACGACCTCATCAACAGAGGCTATTCGCAGGAGAAGGCGAACAGGGAGTTGGAGAAGTCCTTCAGGTCAGGAAGCGACATCGAAGATGCAAAGGATGCGCTGAATGCTCTCACCAAGTTCTACAAGGACGGCTACGACAAGCTCCAGAAGGACTCCAAGGCACAGGCAGATGCCGCGAGGGAAGCCCAGAAGCAGAACGCAGAGAAGTTCCGCAAGATGGTGCTGGAGGATGAAATAACACTTGGCGAGACCAAGCTGGACAAGAAGACACGTCAGCGTGTATTTGATGCAGTATCCAAGCCGGTGTACAAGGACCCTGATACTGGTCAGCTGCTGACACAGGTTCAGAAGTTCCAGAAGGAAAATCCTCTCGAATTCCTCAAGCAACTCGGAATGTGGTTCGTGCTTACGGATGGCGGAAAGAGTGCTGGCGGTCTGGTCAAGGAGCAGTTGAGGGCTGAGAAGAATAAAGGAATACGCGAGTTGGAAAGAAAGATTAATTCTTCCTCTCTCAACCCCGATGGTTCGCTCAAGTACATGTCAGGAACACAGATAGACAACGATACGCTTCTTTCTGGCGACTGGCAGATAGACATGGGCAATTAGGAAAACACTTTGTTTAACTTTAATTTAATAGCTTTATGCCAGGACGTATTGCACCTACCCAGTTCACTGGAGTAACTGCGTGGCGTGGAACTGTTACAAAGGACAACCACCTTTATAATATCTTCCGTACCAACCCGCAGATGGCCAGTGACATCATGACTGTCATGATGAGCTCAATGCATCTCCCGACGCTGGACACCTTCCTTTCGAGGGAGGTCCCTACTCGTCAGTATGATGACGACAGCCCGCTGCATTGGGACATCGTTGCTTCTTCCCGTCGTAACATTCCTCTTGTAGAGGCACGTCGTTGCGATGGTACCAAGGTCGACCCTGACGTCAGCACCGATAATGTTGGCGTTGGTTACGAGCCTTTCTTCCTTGTCACCCAGACTGATTGGTTTGCCCTCGGTGAGATTATCTGGGGCAACATGAACGAGGCCTATCCTATGATTGTGATGGAGCCTGGTCGCGCAGAGGGTGTCAACACTGTTTATCAGGTCCAGCTCTTCGGCGCCGATGTCGCCAATGGTATGCCTGTTGACCGCCTCCTCCCCGGTGAGCGTCTCAGCTACGGCTACGCTCCTATCGAGGACAACTTCTCCCGCAAGGTTGGTGACGTGAGGTTCAGCACCCCTGTCTCCATGAGCCAGGATTGGAGCCACATCCGTATCCAGCACAAGATTGGCGGCAAGGAGCTCGGCAAGCGTCTCGCCTGCCACATCCCCGTTTCCAAGGAAGTCAACGGCAAGATGCAGTATACCACTGTTGACCGCTGGATGTACGCTGTTACCTGGAAGATTGAGGAGACCTGGAACGAGTACAAGAACAACGCTCTTGACCGTGGTGTTTCCACCAAGTTCGAGAACGGTGAGATTTCCAACTTTGGTCTGAGTGGTCTGCCTAACCGTCAGGGTGCGGGTCTCCGTAAGCTCATGGCTCTCGGCAACCAGCAGTACTACACCAAGTTCTCCATGCCTCTCCTTGAGAATGCTCTCTACCGCATCTCCGCCGGTAAGCTTGATTTCAAGCAGCGCAAGTTCGTTGTGCGTACCGGTGAGCGTGGAGCCACCCTCTTCAGCAAGGAGGCTAAGAAGGAGATGTCCGGTTGGACTCCTCTCTACAGCGTCAACGCTCCTTCGTACATCACCAAGGGCCCCGAGAAGAATTTCACCAACGGCAACGGCGCCACCATCGCTGACCTCCAGGTCACTCGCTGGCTCTCCGCCAATGGTCTCGAAATCAATATCCTTGTTGACTCTTCCTACGATGATGTCCAGACCAACAAGATTATGCACCCGCTGGGTGGTCCTGCTGAGTCCTATCGCTTCGACATCTTCTATGCCGGTAACGAGGAGCAGCCCAACATCCAGAAGTGTACCATCAAGGGTCAGCCCGAGCTTCGTGGCTATCAGTGGGGTCCGTTCTCGAACCCGTTCACTGGCGAGTTCAACAACAGCTCCGCTTCCTTCGACGAGGATGCTGCTGTGGTCCACTACAAGGCAACCCTCGGTATCATCATGTATGACCCGACCCGTTGCGTTTCCCTCATTCCTGCAATCCTTCAGGGTTAACAACACATAATATAAACTATAGGAGAAGAATAAAATTATGGGAGAACAGACTGCAAAAACAAGAAAAGCCAAAGAAGTGGCTGAGGTCAGTACAAATCCGTTGCGTAAAGAACGAATCTTCGTAAGGTTCGTTCCTCAGGCAAGTCCCTTCGCAGGCAATGACCCTCGTCATGTTGCCTCTGGCGGCTTAATGGAAGGAAGCGTCGTTACGTTATGCGTGCCCATGCTTCGTTCAGGTCAGTACAAGAACGTACTCACCGATGCCGAGAAGGATTTCCTGGAGGAGGCTCTCGGACTTGACTACAACGCCCTTTCTGTTTACAAGAGAGAAAACAACTTCTGGGATGATTACACCATCTCCATTGGTAAGGAAGGTATTCATCTTGACCTGTCCAACCCCGACGACTTCATCAAGTACAAGGTACTTCTGGCAAACAACGAGATTATTGCCCCCAGCGTCAAGGAAAGGATAGACAGACCTAAGAACACCTACCGTTTCGAGCTTGTGAGCGAGGACGAGGAGACCAACCTTGAGAATGCCAAGATGGATGCTACGATGCAGTGCTACAAGGAATTTGGTAAGATTGACGACGACATTGACACCATGCGTGTCCTCGTCGAACTTCTTGACGGACATCCTTACGCACCCAACACCAAGGCTGAATTCCTCAGGGCAAGACTCAACAGTACAATCCAAGCCAACCCGAAGGGTACTCTGGAACAGATGACAGACCCGCTTCTTCATGCGAAGATGCTCATCCGTCGCGGTACGGAACTCAGCATCCTTACAAAGAGAGGAGACTACTATTATCTCAAATCGGACAACACTCCGCTTTGTGAGGCTGGTGAGGACCCGACGCTCACGGTATCCGCAAAGTATCTTAACGTTCCATCACATCAGGATATCAAGTTCATTCTTGAGAGTGCTGTTGGCAGTAACAAAGGCAAGTAATGAAAACATGCGAAGAGTGGTCAACTGAGTTTGACCTGTTGTACCAGAACATAACGAGCAACCAGGCTCCGGGTCTTACCGAGTATGAGAAGAGTGTCTTCCTTACGAGGGAGCAGGAGGCTGACGTTGTGATGCTGTATAACGGAACACTCAGTCGTTCATTCGAGGAGACAGAGGAGATTACACACTATCTTTCCGCACTTGTAACAACCAAGGAGATATCGGATGCTTCTTGTAACGCTAATCACCTCGTTTCTGATTCGTACGTTTTCGAGCTTCCAGATGACTTGCTGTTCAGGACTCTTGAGATTTGCAAGGTTGAAGTTCCCGGTTGTGGGACAAAGGATATGATTGTGGTTCCCGTTACACAGGATGAGTACTGGAGGACTTCGCGCAATCCGTTCAAGAGAGCCAACGAAAACAAGGTTCTCAGACTGACAAGCGGAGAATCTGGTTCCTTCGGCAGCAATGCTTATACGGCACAGTATTCCGAAATCATCAGCAAGTATCCTGTTGTATCGTATACGGTGCAGTATCTCAAGAAACCCGAGCCGATTATCCTTGTAGACCTCTCCGAGGAAGACAAGACGATAAACGGCGAGACGGGACCCAAGACCTGCGCACTTCCGGAGTTTCTTCATCAGACAATCTTGACCGGAGCCGTTAGAGCGGCGAAGGCAGCCTGGACACTATAGTTTAATGTAACAATAAAACATATAAAGATATGGCGAATTTCAAT